CCACCGTTCGCAAGACCTCGAAATTCGAGGGGGGGTCTATGGCTGCAGGACGACCACGCAGGCCGACAGCGCTGAAGGTAATCGCCGGCACGGACTCGAAGCATCCGAAGAACTGCAGCGAGCCCGAACCGGCGCTGCTGAACGACCTGGAGCCTCCGGCGCACCTGCATGAGCGATCGAAAGCCGTGTGGCGTTCGGTTGCCCCCATGCTGCGCCGCATTCAGGTGCTCACCGAGGCCGACGTGCTGGCGCTCGAGCTGCTCTGCGATGCCGTGGCTGACTACCGCTACGCCCGTGAAACCCGCGGTGACGAGATGGTGTCGCCCACGTCAAAGGGCGGCGAAATGCTGAGCCAGTGGTTGGTTGCACAGCTGGCCTCGAGCAAACGCGCCGAGGCGCTCATGTCGCGCTTCGGCATGGACCCCTCCAGTCGCGCGCGGCTGATGATCAACCCGCAGGGCGACCTGTTCGGCGATAGCTCGAAAGGCGCCGGCCGCTTCTTCAAGTGACCGCGAGACCCCGAAAGCCCCGGCAAGTGGACCGGGTGACCGATTACGCGCGCCAGGTGCTGCGTGGAAAGATCATCGCCGGACCGCATGTGCGCGCCGCATGCGAGCGACACCTGCGCGACCTAGAAGAAGCCTCCACGCGTGGCCTCACCTGGTCGCTTCCGATGGCGAACGAGGCGATTGCCTTCTTCGAAGAGGTGCTTCGCCTCAACGGCGGTGAGTACGAAGGACAGCCCTTCATCCTCCAGGGGTGGCAGGCCTTCATCGTCGGCAGCATCTACGGATGGCTGCGCGGCGAGGTGCGCCGCTTTCGCGTCATCTACGTCGAAACCGGAAAGGGGTCCGGCAAATCGCCGCTGGCTGCTGGCGTTGGCATGAAGGGCCTGACAGCCGACGGCGAAGCGCGCGCCGAGATCTACGCCGCGGCCACGAAGAAGGATCAGGCCATGATCCTTTTCCGCGACGCCGTGGCCATGTACAGTTTGAGCCCCGAGCTCAACAAGCGCCTGTCCCCCAGTGGCGTCGGCGAGAACGTCTGGAACCTGGCCTACCGCGCCACCGGGTCGTGGTTTCGCCCCATCAGTGCGGACGATGGGCAAAGCGGCCCTCGCCCTCACGTCGCGCTGATTGACGAGGTGCACGAGCACAAGACCGTACAGGTCGTCGAGATGATGCGCGCCGGCACCAAGAGCCGCCGGCAAGCGCTCATCTTCATGATCACCAACAGCGGCGCGGGGAAGAACACCCCGTGCGGCATGTACCACGACTACGCGTGCGAGGTCGCCAGCGGCAAGCGCCTCGACGACTCCTTCTTCGGCTACGTCTGCGCCCTCGACGACGACGACGACCCGTTCACCGACGAAACCTGCTGGGCCAAAGCCAACCCCAGCCTGCAGTTTGCCAACCTGCCCGGCGTCCAGTACCTGCGCGAACAGGTCACCGAGGCGCGCGGCATGCCGGGCAAGGAATCCACCGTCCGCCGGTTGAACTTCTGCCAGTGGACGGCCGCCATCAACCCGTGGATCAGCGAAGTCGTGTGGCGTCCTTGCCGCGCCGAGTTCACCGCCGAGCAACTGCGCGGCCGCAAGGCATATGCAGGGCTTGACCTTTCCAGCACAACCGACCTCACGGCCCTGGTGCTCCTCGTCGCTCCAGCTGAGCCCAGCGGCGCGTGGAGCCTGGTTCCCTACTGCTGGCTGCCCGAGCAAGACCTGCAGCGCCGCACAGAACGTGACCGCGTCGACTACCAGGCATGGAAACGAGACGGCTACCTCGAGACCACGCCGGGCCTCGCAGTCAGCAAGCGCCATGTGCTGATGCGCGTGCTGCAGGTGTGCGAGCAGTTCAACGTCGTCAGCATCGCCTATGACCGCTGGCGCATCGCCGACCTGAAGCAGATTGCGGCCGACGATGGAATGAGCCTGCCGCCTCTCGTGGAATTCGGGCAGGGCTTTCGAGACATGGGCCCGGCGGTCGACGCGTTCGAGACCGCGCTGCTCAACAAGACGGTGGCGCACAACGGGCACCCAGTGCTCACATGGTGCGCAGCCAATGCGGTGACGGAATCTGACCCCGCTGGCAACCGCAAGCTCAGCAAAATCAAGGCGACCGGCCGCATTGACCTGGTGGTCGCTGCGGTGATGGCCTACGGGTGCCTCGCGCGCACCGAGCTGCAAGCGCCGAGCGTCTACGAAACCCGTGAAATGAGGGTCATCTGATGGGTTTCTGGTCGTCCATCACCGCGCCGTTGCGCAAGAGCGCATCGCCCGACTGGGGTGTGCTCGAGCGCTACCTCGCGTGGGCCTTCGGCGGCGGCGCCAGCGCTTCCGGCGTCATCGTCAACCCGCAGAACGCGATGCAGGCGGCCGCGGTCTATGCGTGCTGCAAAGTGCTGTCCGAATCGGTCGGCATGCTGCCGCTGCGCATCAACCGTAAGGGCCCCGGCGTCAACCGCACGCCGGAACCCAATCACCCGCTGTGGGAGCTGCTCCACGAGCAGCCGAACGAATACCAAACCAGCGTCGAGTTCCTGGAATCGCTGGTGCTGCACCTGAACCTGCGCGGCAATGCCTACGCGTGGCTGAACCGGGCCCGCTCCGGCCGCATCGTCGAGATGATTCCGCTTCACCCGGACATGTGCCAGGTGCAGATGGACGGCCAAAACAACGTCGTCTACCGCGTCGGCATCGAGGCGGGCGGCATGCGCACCGTCGACCGGCGCGAGATCCTGCACGTCAAGGGTCTCACGCTCAACGGCTGGCTGGGAATCAGCCCGATCGCCTACGCCCGCGAGTCGATCGGCCTGGCGCTGGCCACCGAAAAGTTCGGCGGCCAGCTGTTCCGCAACGGCGCCAAGCCTGGCGGCGTGCTCGAGGTGCCCGGTGCGCTGAGCGACAAGGCCTACCGCCGCCTGAAAGAGTCGTTTGACGCCTCCAGCAGCGGCGAAAACGCCCACAAGACCGCGCTCCTCGAGGAAGGTGCCAAGTTCAACAAGGTCGCGATGACCAGCGACGACGCGCAGTTCCTCGAAACGCGCAAATACCAGCGGGCCGAGATCGCGGGCATCTTCCGCGTGCCCGCGCACATGATCAACGACCTCGACAAGGCCACCTTCTCCAACATTGAGCACCTGGGCCTGCAGTTCGTGCAGTACAGCCTCATGCCGTGGCTGATGCGCATCGAGAAGGCCATGCGCCGAGACCTGTTCTCGCGCGAAGACAAGGCCGCCTTCGAGATCAAGTTTGACCCGACGCTCCTCATGCGCGGCGATGCTTCGTCGCGCTCCACCTACTACCACAACGGCATCCTCGACGGCTGGCTCACCCGCAACGAAGCGCGCGCCATGGAGAGCGATCTGGGCGTTGCGCTCAACCCCATCGACGGGCTTGATCTGCCGCTCATGCCGCTGAACATGACCGACGGCACCGAAGACCCCGACGAAGCCGACGACCTGGCCGAAGGCGAAACCGTCGAGGAGCAAGACACCACCGAGCCCGCGGAGACCACGGCATGACCATCGAAAAGCGCTACATCGACAAGCCTTTCGAGATCAAAGAGATCTCCGACGCCGGCGTCTTCAGCGGCCTGGGCAGCGTGTTCGGCAACATCGACTACGGCAACGACATCGTGGCGCCGGGTGCGTTCGGATCGGGCCTCGAAACCATGCGCCAGAAGGGTCGCATGCCCGCCATGCTGTGGCAGCACCGTTCGGCCGAGCCGATCGGCGCCTACACCCATATCGCCGAGGGCAAGGAAGGCCTGGTCGTCGAGGGCCGCCTGGCGCTCAAGACCCAACGCGGCGCTGAGGCCTACGAACTGATGAAGATGGGCGCGCTCTCGGGCCTGTCCATCGGCGGCTATACGCGTGCCGACAGCTACGACAGCAAGACCGACATCCGCACCATCACCCAGTTCGAGCTGGTCGAGGTGTCCGTTGTCACCTTCCCCATGAACGATGACGCGCGCATCGGCGCCATCAAAAGCATCCAGGAGATCGGCGACCTCGCCGGCGCGGAACGCTACCTGCGTGAGGTAGGCGGCGTTTCTCGCTCCGAGGCCAAGGCCATCGTGGCGCGCATCCATTCCATCGCACGGCGTGAGGTCGTGGATGACGAGTCGAGCGAGCTGAAGGCCATCGCGGACCTGCTGGCCAACCGCCAGGCGCTGTTTGCGGCCTGACGGAAGTCACTTTCAACACCCCCGGAGCCCGCCAATTGCGGGCTCTTTGCTTTTCAGGAGCACATCATGAGCGATCTGTCCGCCATCCAGAAGGCGATCGAAGAGTCCAACCGCGCGTTCGAGGCCTTCAAACAGGCCAATGACCAGAAGGGCGCGGCCCAGAGCGACAAGCTCGCGACGATGGAGAAGGCGTTCGACGCTGTCCTCAAGTCGCAGGAAGACACCAAGCGCATGCTGGAAGACATCGAGGCCAAGGCCAAGCGCCCGGGCTTCGGTTCCGGCAAGTCCGACGACGAGATGGCCGGCGAAGAGCACAAGAAAGCCTTCCGCGCCTACATGTCCAAGGGCGTCGACGGCGGCCTGGCCGACATCGAGCGCAAGGCGCTGGCCAACAGCACGAACAGCGGCGCCGACGGCGGCTTCGCCGTGCCGAAGGTGATCGACAGCATGATCGAGTCGCTGGTGGTCAACATCAGCCCGATCCGCCAGATCGCCAACGTGCAGCAGACCTCCACCGGCGACTTCCACAAGCTGGTCAACCTGAAGGGCTCGGCGTCCTCGGCGGTGGCGGAAACCGCGGCGCGTGCGGCAACCAACACGCCGACCCTGGCCGACATCCAGATCCAGGCGTATGACATCTACGCCAACCCGCAGGCCACCCAGCAGATGCTGGACGACGTATTCTTCAACGCCGAGGCCTGGCTCGCCGAGGAAATCGCCGAGGAGTTCGGCCGCCAGGAAGGCGCGCTGTTCATCTCCGGAACGGGCACCAACCAGCCCACCGGCCTGCTCGTGCCCACCTTCGTGGCCACCTCGGACGCCTCGCGCACCTTCGGCCAGGTCGAGTACGTGCCCACCGGCGTGGCCGGTGCCTTCCCGGCCTCCGCGCCGAGCGACATCCTGCTCACGCTGGCCAGCAAGGTGAAGGCGCGCTACCGCGCGAACGCCAAGTGGGTGCTGAACAAGGCCTCGCTGTTCACCATCGCCGCGTTCAAGGACTCGAGTGGCCGGTACATCTTCAACCCGATCTCGGCGCCCGACGTCCCGTCGACCCTGCTGAACTACCCGGTGGTCGAGGCCGAAGACATGCCGACCATCGCGGCGTCGAGCCTGTCGATCCTGTTCGGCGACTTCAAGCGCGCCTACACGATCGTCGACCGCATCGGCACGCGCGTCATCCGCGACCCGTTCACCAACAAGCCCTACATCGGCTTCTACACGGTCAAGCGCGTGGGCGGCAAGGTCGTCAACAGCGAAGCCTACAAGGCGCTGAAGTTCTCGGTGTCCTGATCCCTGTCTCCTCCTGGCGCCGCAGGGCGCTTCGGCCGGGCTGCTTGTGCGGCCCGGCCTCCTTTCGCTGAGGATTCCATGAAAACCATCGAGTTCACCAAGGCCTTCGCCTACAGCCCGAACGGCTACGACGTGGTGCAGTACCGCGCCGGGGATCTGGTCGATGCCGACGATTCCCTGTCCGACGTGGCGCTGGCCGGTGACGACCCTGCCGCCAAGGCCACCACGCCGAAGGCACTCAAGGCCGCGCTCGCCGCCCATGCGGATGCCGTGAAAGCGGCTGAGGCTGCCGAGGCCGCCGTCATCGAGGCAGAACAGCGGCTCGACGATGCCCGCGTCGCCGCCATCGAGGCGCGCAGTCATGTGCGGTTGCTTCCGGCGGTGTACGTCGTGCAGACGTCTGCGGCTGCCGACGCCCAGGAATCGGTCGAGCAAGCGGCGCCGGGCGCCTGATCAGGGGACTTGCGTGCCGTACAAGGTTCTCGTCGCGCCGCTTGCCGAAGTGCTCACGCTTGACGACCCCGTCGTCAAGCAAGCCGCGCGCGTCATCGATGACGACGAAAACGGCTTCATTTCCGCGCTGCTCGTCCAAGCGCGTGAGCTGGCCGAGAACCACACCTGGCGCGCCTTCGTCACCACGCAATTTCTGCTGGCGATGGACGCGTTCCCTGCGCCCGGCATGAACGTGTCCTCCGCCAACTGGTACGGCCCGGCCTGGGGCGTCGCCCCGGGCCCGCTGGCCGTCATGCGGCCGGATGGCGCCACGCAAACCGAGATCTTCATCCCGCGCGCGCCGCTGCAGAGCGTTCAGTCGATCAAGTACTACGACCCCAGTGGCGTCCTCCAAACGCTCGACCCAGCCGCTTACATCGTCGACACGCTCAGCGAGCCGGCGCGCATCGTGCCGGCAGTCGACACGGCATGGCCCGCGACGCAGAACCGCATCAATGCCGTCGAGGTCCGGTTCACCGCCGGCTACGGCGACACCTCGGCCAGCGTTCCCGAAGGCATCCGGCAGTGGATCGCCTTGATGGCACGAACCTGCTACGAGAACCGCGAAATGGTGGCCGTGCTGAACCGGGGCAAGGTGGAAATGCTGCCTTACGTCGACGGCCTGCTGGACCCCTACCGCGTGCGCACTTACGACGTGCCGCGCTACTGGTGACCACATGCGCGCAGGAGATCTCCGCCGCCGAATCACGCTCCAGCGGCGCCTCGTCACACGCGACACCTTTGGCCAACAGCAAACCAGCTGGATCGACTGGCTTGCTGCGGTGCCCGCTGACATCCAGCCGCTCACCGGCCGCGAGCTGCTCGCCGCGCAGGCCGTCAACAGCGAAACGACGCACGAGATCACCGTGCGCTACCACCCGCGGCTGGCCAACCCTGTGGAGGTGGCGGGCATGCGCGCGGTGTACGCGGCCGGCAACGGCGTCGTGCGCTTCTTCAACCTGCTGGCGGCCATGAACGTCGACGAGCGCAACCGCCAGATCGTCATCAAGGCCAGCGAAGGCCTGCACAACCAATAGGACCCACGCCATGGCCCACATGTCCGACTTCCTCGAGAACAAGCTGATCGACTGGCTGCTGCGCGGCCAGGCCATCGGCATCACCGGCGCCAGTGCGGCGGCCGGCACGGGGCCCACCAGCGTCTTCATCGGCCTGTTCACCGCCAACCCGTCGGACGCCGGCGGCGGCACCGAGGTCTCCACCTCGGGCACGGCCTACGCGCGGGCCACCGTGGCGTCTTCGCTGGCGAACTGGGCGGGCACGCAGGCCGCCGCCAGCACGGTGGCTTCGAGCGGCACCAGCGGCACCACCAGCAACAACGCCACGATCACCGTGGGTGCCACGGCCACGGCGGCGTGGGGCACGATCACCGGCATCGGCATCTTCGACGCCGTGACCGGCGGCAACCTGCTCTTCTGGGCGCCGCTGACGGTCAGCAAAACGGTCAACAGCGGCGACCCCGCGCCCACGTTCGCCGCCGCGGCCCTGTCGATCCAGATCGACAACTGAGCGGCGCGCGTCGCTGAGGCCGCATGGCGCACATCACCACCGTCAACGCGGTCGGCGAGCTCGTCACCGTCACCGGCACGGGCGAATACCCGGCCGGCACCGCGCTCACCCAGCACACGACCATCGCGTCGCGCCTGGCCGTGGGCGACACCATGGCGTACTTCGCCCGGGGCGTGGACGGCAGCGGCAACCCCACGGGCAACGTCGAGTGGGGCATCGGCACGCGCACGGCCACCGGCCTGGCGCGCACCACCATCGTCCAGTCCAGCAACGCGGACGCCGTGGTCAGCTGGGCCGCCAGCAGCACCGTGCAGGTGTTCCTCACCGCCGTGGCGGCCTACCTGCCGCAGCTTGACGTCAACAAGGCGCTGCTGCTCCCGTCCATCCTCGCCGAGCCGGCCACGCCTGCGGCGTCCACGGCCTACCTGTACGCGCGAGACCTGCTGCCGGGCTACACCGTCATCGAGAGCAAGTCGCCCAGCGGCATCGAAGATCCGCTGCAGGTCTCCGTCAGCTTCAACCGGGTGATGAAGCTGCAGCCCGCCGGCGCCGCGCTGGCGGCCATCGGCTGCGCCACGCCCACCACCACCGGCAGCACGCTCACCGCCGTCACCCCGGCCAGCGGCACCGCGAAGAGCGCCTCCGCGCGCACCCAGTTCGCCAGCGGCGCCACCGCGGGCAACGTGGCGCCGCTGGCCTACGCGGCGGGCATCTTCCCGCTGCTGCGCGGCGGCGTGGCGGGTGAGGGCGGCTTCGAGTTCCTGGTGCGCATCGCGCTGAACCAGATGAACACCGCCAACCGCGGGTTCTTCGGCATCAGCGATGCGGTGGCCGTGGCCACGAACATCGACCCCACCACCAGCACCACCAACGGCAAGGTGGGCCTCGGCTTCAACGCCAACACCGGCAACTGGCAGCTCATCCGCAACGTGGCCGCCACGGCGCCCACGGTGGTGGACCTCGGCGCCAACTTCCCGATCGACACCACCTCGGTGATCGAGCTGCTGCTCTACGTGCGGCCGTTCAACACCACCGCCGCAGACATCGGCTACCGGGTCCGCCGCTACACCACCAACAGCGACGCGCACGCGTTCGAGACCAGCGGCACGCTGTCCACCAACCTGCCCACGGCCGCCACCATCCTGCAGCCGTGGTGCTTCATGACCAACAACGCCACCGCCGCCGCCGTGCAGTGGCACCTGTACGGATTGGCCGCCTGGTCCGACTGGTAACGGGGGGAGCGCATGTTCTCGCCCATCGCAGCGACACCGCTGCCCAACAACGCCGCCAGCGGCATCACCTGGGCCAGCACGCCGACGGTTGACATCGGCGCGGGCGAGTTCCTCGCCATCGTCGCCAGCTACGAGGTCGCAAACCCGACCCTCTCGGTCGCTGACAACGCCGGCTTCACGTGGAACCTGCTCACCAAGCAGCACGACGCCACCGACGTCAAGGGCCACCAGATCCTGTGGCTGCAGGCGCCGTCCGCGCGGGTCGGCTACGTCGCCACCGTCACGTTCAGCGCCGGCGTCGGGTTCAGCAACCTCTGGTTCCTGCGATTCAAGGTCGACGGCACCGTCTCGCTGGTGGCGCAGGGAACGCCCGCCACCGCCACCGCGTCCACCACGCTCACGCTGCCGGCCGTCACCGGCGGCATGCTGCACCTGGCTTCGGCCAAGTGCTTCAGCAGCGCGGCGCTGGCGAGCACGGACGTCGGCCCCAAGCCCTACGGCATCCTCGGCGGCAACACCTCGAGGTCGCACCAGGTCTTCGTCAGCGCCACGCCGTTCAGCGGCACGCTCACGCCGAGCACCGGCACCTGGAGCGCCGCGCAGAACTGCATCACGATCAGCGCGTCGTTCACCGACTCGGGGTCGCCGCCGGCCTCCACCCGCGTGCCGGGCTGGTTCTACCGGCTCGCGCGCGGCGCCGTCGGCAAGCTGCCCGGCCTGAACATCTCCGACGCGGGCCTGGGCGTTCAGGACGCCGGCCTCGTCGTCGACAGCGCCACCACCTTCAGCGCGTGGTCGGGTGGCGTCGGCGTATCGGGTGGCCTGTACGTGGGCACCGAGTTCCGGCCCGGCAACCACAGCTGGATCACCGGCCAGGGCCACACGGTCCGCGGCAACGAAGTCTTCGCGCAGGGCCCGTTCCAGGCGGATGTTCCAGCCTGGGCGCGGCTGCGCGACAACACCACGCCCGCGCCCACCAGCGTCGAGTTCGACGCCAACGGCAACCCCGCGGCCACCCACGGCTACTCGGCCAAGGTCTACAACACGACGGGCGGCATCAACGCCGTCACGTCCATCGGGAGCAAGGCCCGCTACTCCGACGCGGGCGACATCAACGTCCCGTTCTCCTACAACCTGAGCCAGGCCACGCCGAACAGCGTGTCGCCCTGGTCGCACAGCGCCACCACCACGGGCGGCTGGTGGTGGGCGGTGTGGGACGCCGGCACCGCGAAGTACTGGGGCACGGCCGCGGCGGGCAGCACCGAGATCCGCAGCTGGGACCCGGCCACCGACACCTTCAGCAACGCCTACGGCACCAAGAGCGTCGTCACCGCGGCGACGCCCACCGTGGCGGCCGGAGACCAGAGCCGCGGCCTGCTGCTGGTGGTCAACGGCGGCGGCACGCTGCAGATGTTCCGCCCGAGCCTCGCGGCCACGACGGACTTCTACACGCCCAGCACCACGGGCACCCCGCCGACCACCATCTCGGCGGTGCTGTGGGATGTGGACGACGACTGCTTCGTCTTCCTCTGCTCGGCCGCACCGAACCAGCTCTTCCGCCTCACCCCGCCCGCCACCAACCCCTACCAGGGCGGCAACGCGTGGACCTGGTCGTCGCAGCCCTTCGCCGGTGACCTGGTCGACGCGCTGCAGGCCAACGGCACCTACGGCCGATTCCAGCGCCACAAGATCGGCCGGGCGGCGTTCTACACCGTCACCAACAGCTGGCAGGGCGCCACCTACGCCTTCCGGCCGGCGAGCTCGGTGCTCGAGGTGTACGACACGGCCAGCACGGGCATCTATGCCTCGGCGGCGCTGGGG